TCCCGTGTGATTGCTCAAAACTATGTAACAACGTCCGGGGCTAGATCGGCACTATCTATGACCACCACCGGCACAACCGGGGCATCAACTTACAATAATTCAACGGGCGTTATTAATGTTCCCCGCTACGATCAGGAACGCCGGGTAATTGCTGTTTATTCCGCCAATAACAACTTTTCGACTATATCGGCAAACTCTAGTTTATTTATCACAATAAACGGCGTAAGTTCAGGAAATACTACGGAATCACAACGCCAAGCGGTAGTTACTAGCGCCGGGAAATTTCGCAATTTATACATAAGAACGAATACGGCACAGCCGGGTACAGGTAGCTTTGTGTTTACCGTCCGAAAAAATGGAGTAAACCAATCATTTACAATTACAGTTGCAGCCGGCGCGGGGGCGGCTACATTCAGCAATACTACCGACACGATCGATGTAGTTGCCGGTGACTTAATTAGTATTAATGGAACCAATAACGCTAGTACTGCATCAGCAGCAATTACGGCGGTAAGCTTTGAAATCACTAATAACTAACTTATGTATACAATTATTTGCACGACAACGCCCAATAATCGGGCTATCATTGATAACGCTTTCGGGCTGGGTTCATTCATTAATGAAGCCGGGCAGGTCGAAGTATTGCATAGTGAACAAACAATAGACGCGGCAAAATCTTTTTTAAAGTGGCGAGCACACCGATATGCCGCAATCAATGCCGGTTTTAATCTTTCAGACGCTTTGACTGAAATTGAATCCGGAGCCTTAACAATTGCAGGGGTTACTGTAACTATTCAACCGTTGTAACATGGCAGAGCATAACCACACACCTAATGCATCAATTGTTGGCACATGCTTTGCATTTGCAGGAGGATCAATTAAATATCTATTACAGATGAACCCGGCTAACCCGTGGGAAAACTTTGATGGTCGATTACTTGCCGCCCTTATTACTGCTGCATTATCAGCGGTAGTGGGGTTTGTTGTAACCCAATTTTGTAAATGGATTTATTCACAGTTTAAAAAAAGAAAATGAAGCGATCTAAATTTTTTCGCCTTAATTACAGAGATTTGTTAGAGGGGTTTGCCGCTGCTTTAGTAGGCGGCTTTTTAACGGCTATTTTAGCGACTATCGAAAGCGGGGAACTGCCAACGCTTGCAGAACTGAAACAGGCCGGACATGTGGCTCTAATTGCAGCGATCGGTATGCTTTTACGCCAACTCTTACAAAACTCACAGGGCGAAAAATTAAAACGTGAACCGGATTGGACAAAGTAAAGCCTAACCATTACGACCCGCGGGGGCCGTTGAAGCTGGAATGCTTTGACGTAATAGAATCAATTGTTGAGCCATTGCAGGGAGCCGAAGCGGCCTACATGTATGCCGTTGTAAAATATCTTTGGCGATACAAACAAAAAGACGGTATCACCGACCTTTACAAGGCAAAACAGTATTTAAAAAAACTAATTGAAATTAACAAACATGAAGAAGCTATTCAATAGCCCTGCATTTGTGGGCTGTATTCTTTTGGTACTTGTATTATTGATGCTGGTGACGTGTAATAAGTGCAACGGTATCGGAATTTATCAACCATCCGGAACAATAATTAAGCGCGATACTGTTTACCTGACTGTTTCAGATAGTACGGGCTGGATTAGGCCGGAACCGGACACGGTCGTAAGTGTTAAGTACCGAACTGTTTACCGCGATGGAAAGACTGTAACAGAGCATGTAATTGACACCGTTACCCTTTACGATACATTGTACACCGACCTTTTACCCGGCCGGTTTTTTGTTTATTCCGATAGTGTTAAGTTTGATACAGCCGGGGTATCGGGAACCGTGCTAATTAAAGATACCACAGGCGGCAGGATTATTGCCCGTAATGTATCAATGACCTGGAAGCTGCCAACGGTGGTAAGCACAAAACATGTAGAACGTGGGGCAATCTATTGGGGGCCGCTGGCACAGTTCAACCGGGCGGGCAATTCGATCGGCGTTTCCGCACATTGGAAAACAGCGGGGCCGGTTCTGTTTAATGGCGCGGTATTATTTAATCCCAACGGTAGCCAAAGCTATCAGATCGGCGCGGCGTTTAAAATCAAATAATTTATGTACCCGGTTTATGCCGACCTGAATTAACAGGTATCACCGTTAGGACGCTTTCGGAATGGGTCTTTAAAATTTATAACATGGCGAACCTAGATCAAATTACGCTACAACGAATAGAGCTTTTATTACCTAGTTTAAGGAATGAAGGGCGAATTATTTACCGGGAAATTTGCGATGTTTTAACCGGTAGGGCTATGTGTAGATTTACGCACACTTTGCGGACGTTTGCCGAACAAAATGAAATGTTTGCACAGGGCCGGACAAAGCCGGGAAAGATTGTAACGAGAGCACGCGCCGGACGGTCGTACCATAATTACGGTATGGCCATTGATATTGCTTTAATTATTGACGGCAAGCAGGCAAGCTGGGACACGTTAAAAGACTTCGACGGCGACCGTGTGGCCGATTGGATGGAGTGCGTGAATGTCTTTAAAAAACACGGATGGGAGTGGGGCGGCGACTGGAAAAAGTTTCCCGATATGCCACACTTCCAAAAAACTTTTGGCTATAGTGTCGATCAACTTTTGAGCCTCAAAAACGGACAATACCCAAACATTTAACATGCAAGCCGCAAAGACCAACAACCTAACCTATCAGTTCAAGTTTAGCAAGTCTGAACATATTAGTTTTTTCCTTTGTTCGGATATTCATATTGATAACCCAAAGTGCGACCGGGAACTATTTTTTTCGCATTTAAAAAAGGCCCGCGACAAAGGGGCGAAAGTGCTAATTAACGGAGATTTATTTTGTTTGATGCAGGGGAAATATGACCCGCGTAGATCGAAGAAAGACATTCGCCCGGAACATAACGTAGCAAACTACATTGATGCCGTTATCGAAGATACCGTAGAATTACTGTCACCTTACGCGGATATTCTTGCTTTTGTTGGCGAAGGGAACCACGAAACAGCGATACTGAAAAACTGTGAAACGGATGTTTTGACGCGCTTTGTGGAGCGATTTAATGAACGGAATAAAGTGAATGTGTTACGCGGTGGGTATCGGGGCTGGATTAATATACTGGCTCAGGCAAATGACGGGAATGTGCCTTACCGGATATACTATAACCACGGCTTTGGTGGAGGTGGGGAAATGACAAAAGGTATTTTACAGCACAGCAGGACAAATATGTATATAGAGAACGCGGACGCCATCTGGATGGGGCACGTTCACGAGATGTATGCACTACCGACCCAAACAGAGCGGTTTAATGCGAATGCAAGCAGTAACATGCCGGAGACGCGGACGGTCTATAACCTTAGGACAGGTTGTTACAAAGAAGAATTCGCCGATGCATCAGGAGGCTTCCATATTGAAAGAGGCAGGCAACCTAAGCCGATGGGCGGCATCTTATGTCAATTAGAATTGATGAAGAAAAAGAACCGATCTAACTATCTTTACCCGTCTTATACTATTATTACTAAGTAGTTTGCTCATGTGTGTATGAACGCCCTGCCTATCTAGGCGGGGCTTTTTTTAAAATTTTTTTGCCGTGTAAATCAATTACTTAAATAGTATTTGCAGCAATGTTGCAAAAATAAATTTGTTTCCGTTTGGTAACTTATGTTATCTTTGATTTATCAAAACGCAAAACACATGACACAAACACAAATTAAGGCGGAATTTCAAAAACGAATGAATCTTGTAAACGATCAAGAATTTGTAAAAATGTGTGCCGCACATGCTGAAAAATTGGGTATAACACCGGAACAATGGAACGAAAACAAGGCAATGATTTTGCTTTGGTTTGCAAATAAAGCATTAACTAATTAACTAACCCGGCCCCTTCGGGGGCCAAAAATTCAACACATGAAAACAGTACAGGTATTCAACCACATCAGCATTCTCCCCGAAGGTTACGGCCACAATCGCGTATTTATCACATTCATCGAAGAGGACGGAACATCCAGTCGCAAAAGCGTTGTCACCAACAACACCCGCGCAACAGACGCATACCGCTCCGATGACGAGGACGAAAGCTGGGAAGAGGCACGCCTTACATTGACAGAACTGGTGCTAGACCGTCACGGCATCGAATACGACGCAATTGAATTTATCTGATTACCCGGCCCCTTCGGGGGCCGCAAAATTCAACACATGGCACTAACATTCATTACCACACTTAACGCAATCAAAGCACATAACCCCTGCAAAGATGGCTGGGAAAAACTATTGTCCGGTTTGGGTAAGACCAAAGCAGACAATGAGCCTTTGCATCTTCGGGATATTCTTAGCATTAACGGAGTGCAGGATTGTATATGGGCTTTCCGTTGTTTCCCTTCGGAATACGACTGTACATGGCGGCTTATGGCTGCCGACTTCGCAGAGCAAGTATTACACATATACGAAGATAAGTACCCCAACGATAACCGCCCGCGCAAAGCTATTCAGGCAGCGCGTGACTATGCAAATGGTTTGATTAGCAAGGAGGATGCCCATGCCGCCGATTCTGCCGCCGATGCCGCATATGCCGCCGCTTTTGCCTCCGATGCCGCCGCCGATGCCGCTGCAGACTACGATTCCGCCCGCGAAAAACAAGCTGAAATAATCCTTAAATACATATCATGAAAAAAGTAAAAGTAACCGGCATTAATATCTATCCGGCCCCATACGGAAAAGTCCATGTGTGCATTACCTACGTGGGAAAACACGGTATTACTTATGAAGTTTCTGACCTTGTAACAAAAACTAATTTGATTAAATACTTTTTAGAGGCCGATCAAAATGAGGGATGGGAACAAGCGCGGCTAACATTGGTGCTGTTTATTTTCCACCGAAAAAATATCGAAGCCGAAAAAATCGAATTTTTATGACTACCGAACAATTTAGGAAATTCATTACCGAACGACCCGCCCTTTCACTACCTCGACTAGAGCGCGAAGCAGGCCTACCATTTAAGACCCTAAGTAATGTAAAGTCCGGGCGGCAACTGTCCGAAAAGCACATACCTAAGCTGCTTTCGATATTGCCCCGGTACGGTTTGCAACTTTGCTGCAAAAATAAAATACCAGCAAAAAAATAAAAATATCCCAAACAGTAACTAACATTGTAACCGCTATGAATACGACACACATACAGCATCAATTGCCTGAATGGTTTGAGGGCTACGGGTTTACCGAACTCTATCTAAAACAAGTATCTTACCCGGCGCATAACGAAGTAGAGACTTACGTAAACTTTTCCCATCCGAACGAATGGCCGGAAAATCCGAACACGGTAGCTGTTTTCCGCGTCCGCCGGAAACGCACGGTAGATCAACTTATATCTAACGCTTTAACCTCAATCCTTTAACGATGGAACATTTTTTAACCTTTTGCGTGTTAGCCGCTTTGTTTTGGGCCGCTGTTTCCGCCCGGAAAACATTAGATAAGATCGATCCGCACGGCTTGTCTAATTGGGAAAAGGAACTATGCTTTCAGCTACTAATAAGCGACGTTAATAGCATCCGATTAAGTCCGTACCGTAAATTAATAACCGGGCATGAAGAAGATCCGACAAATGAACTGCTTCGCCGGATGGTAAACGAATTAAAAAAAGACGCGAAAGAATGCCCGGAGGGACTTGAGAAAATCCTATCCCCGAAAGCATTTGAAATGTTAATAAATGAGGCCGCACGCCTTGAAAATGTCAGTATTCATAAGCAGTAGAACACGCGCCAGGTTTTTACCTGGGGCTTTTTTAAAACCCTTTAAAACCCAAAAAAATGACAGAAATAACCGTACAAATTGAAGAGGTTGGATTAGTAAACCTTTACGCAAATTGCAACCTTACCGCTATGGATGATCTATTCGAAATTGAAGTAGGGCCGATTATTTGGGATAGGTTTAGTTTTGGTCGCATCCAAAACCGGGCAATCAAAGAATATGTCGAATCTTACCGCGATGAGTTGACCGAATTTTTTCGCGAAAAATACAGCGATCTATCTATTCAACGCAATTAACATGGGCAAACTAAAGACACACTATGCCGATGAGATCAGAGATCAGAATATCGGCGAAGATGCAGACTACTTTTATGACCTTTATCTAAAATCAAAAACACATGACAACAAAACACGTTTACAAAGCTATTTCGGAAGTAGCGCAAAAGATGGCAGCAGAAGGCATCAGCAAGAGCCGGAAGAACGAGAAGCAGGGATATCATTTTAGAGGAATTGACGAGATATATAATGCTCTAGCTTCGCATCTTGCCGCTTCTGGGTTAGTTATAATCCCGCGCATTTTGTCCCGTGAATTTCGGGAAGTATCAACAAAACTAGGGGGCCTTATGTCTTATGTAATTGTTGAGGCTGAATACGATTTTGTATCAGCACAGGACGGCTCAACACATACGGCGCGTGTAATTGGGGAAGCAATGGACAGCGCGGACAAAGCCACAAACAAAGCTATGAGTGCGGCCTATAAGTACTTATGCCTGCAAACATTCTGCATCCCAACGGAGGGCGATAATGATGCAGACGCACATACTCACGAAAGACAGGCACCGCAATCCACTACACCGCCGCAAAAGCAACCTGAAAAACCGTGGCTGAATGAAAATAGCGAAGCCTTTGAAAAAGCACTAAAAGCTATTGCGGAAAAAACAGTTACTATTGCGCAAATAAAAGCAAAGTACCGCCTTGCAAAATCAACCGAAGAAAAGCTAATTGCGGCGGGCAACTGAAGGGCACACGTAGAAGCATTTTTTAACCCTCAAATATGGCAGTACACATGACAAACAAACCACTAGCCCCGTTTATTTCGGGGCTTACAAAAACGGAGATTAGCCGTGTAGTATCGGATGCAGTTAATAAGATCATGGATGAAGGCGGGGCCTTGCAAATTGCGGAAGCTATTGCGGGCATGGAAAACCTAATCAAAGAGATGAAGGCGCGCCCTGAATATGTCGAAGCGGTGCGGGCTGAAATTGCGCCACATGGTAAGCAGATTACAACAGCCACAGGCGCAAAGGTTGAACTGGTGGAAGCCGGTACTACTTATGACTATTCTAATAACCCGGAATGGGTGCGCCTAAATATCGAAGCAGAGCGGGCAATTGAGGCGCGAAAGGAACTAGAAAAGCGGCTGCAAAGGATTGAACCGGGTAAAATGCTAGTCGATGAAGAAACCGGGGAAACGCTAATCGGCCCGATTAAAACAAGTAAATCAACGTACCGCGTAACACTACCGAAGTGACACGAAAAGCAAAGCAATACAGGTATCTACGCGGTGTGGTATATCCGATGTTATTACCGCTATTAATGGAGCGCGAATCGGGAATAAAAAGCCTATGCGATGTGCACGAATGGTGCAAACAAAAGATCGGCATTCCATCAACAGCGGAGCTAACAGAAGATCAGCGTAGTGAGTACATATTACAGATACAAATAATAGGCGCGGAAGAGTTTCATATGTACATACCTGACCCGAACGAGCCTGAAAGTTATTTTAACCAAAAAACAAAAAAATGAGCATCCCACTAAAAACAGAAACTTACAGCCTCGCAAAGGCATTCTACAATCTTGCCAACGCTAAGCACCATTTCGAGAGCATTGCACTAAATAACAAAGTATCGGCACGGTCACGCCGGTTTTTTAAAGACTATGTTCGCCGGTGCGAATGGATGACGGATAACATGGTTACGGACTTGACCCCGGAAAGCGCTGAAATTTTTAAACGCGAAGTGAAAACATATGAAACCTTAGCTTTTGAATCCGTGCAGGATGCAATGGTTTTAATGACTCAGGAGCAAAGGAATCAATTGGAAGAGGCGGCGCAACAAATTTTAAAGGGAACATATACGAATAACCCCGTAGTTGTTCGGAATAGTTAAAAGAAAATACAAAATATGAAAGCTAAAACTTACGATGAAATCTTGCAACGGAAGATCTTAAAAATAAAAGATGCTGGATTTACGCCTAATGAATTACACGAATCACTATTCCCATTTCAACGGCATATTGTCGAAAGAGCTTTAAAGGCTGGAAGATTTGCAATTTTTGCCGATTGTGGATTGGGAAAAACATTCATGCAGTTAGAATGGGCAAGACGCGTAGTACAGCACACAAACATGCCCGTACTGATTTTGGCACCATTAGCCGTAACTGGGCAAACACTTAAACAAGCGCAAACATTTAACATTGAGGCAGTACGACTATTAATTGATGCCGATCATATTAAAGAATTGTCGCCTACTATTTACGTCACTAATTATGAACAATTAGATAACATTTCGTGCATCGATAAATTTTCAGGGATTGTATTAGATGAAAGTTCAATTCTAAAAAATTTTACTGGTGCAACAAAACGGAAATTATTAGAAACATTTAAACATACTCCGTTTAAATTAGCTTGCACAGCAACTCCATCCCCTAACGATCTAAATGAAATCGGTAACCATAGTGAATTTTTAAATGTTTTAGACGCTCAGGATATGCGTTCACGTTGGTTTGTTCGGGAAGAGGGTATGAATAACTACCGTTTAAAATCTCATGCTAAATCTGACTTTTATGGATGGGTATCATCTTGGGCAATTATGCTATCAAAACCTTCCGATATTGGGTTCCACATGGAAGGGTATAATCTTCCTGAATTAAAATTTGTTGAGCGCGAAATAAAAGTGAAATGTAGGCAAGAAGATAGGCTATTTGCAAGCGGCCACGTTTCGGCAACTAATTTTAATCAAGAGTTAAGATTAACTCGATTAGAAAGAATTGAACAAGTAGCAGAAATTGTAAACGCTTCAAATGAGCCATTTATTGTATGGATTAAACACAATGAGGAAGGCGAATTGCTTAGAAAATTAATACCCGGAGCGGTGGAAGTAAGCGGCTCAGATAGTCCAGAAATAAAAGAAAAAAATCTGTTAGGTTTCGCAAATGGAGATTTTCGGGTACTGATAACAAAAGCCAAAATTGCACAATTTGGTATGAACTATCAGCATTGCAATAATCAAGTATTTGCATCTTTAGATTTTTCATTTGAAGGGTTATATCAATCAATTCGTAGATCGTATCGGTTTGGTCAGAAAAAGTCGGTTAATATTTATTTAATCACTACCGATACAATGGAAAATGTAATTCATTCAATTAGAAAAAAAGAAAAACAATTTTTAGAAATGCAAAATGAAATGAACCGTCATGTAAATGGTGAAAAATATGGCCTGCTTAATAGTTACATATTTGAGGAACATAAAACAAATGATATGTGGCTAATGCATGGAGATTCATGTATTGAAATAGATCGAATTGAAGATAATTCACTAGATCTGATCATTTTTTCTCCGCCGTTCTCCTCACTATTTACCTATTCAAATTACATACATGATATGGGTAATAATGAAACACATGAACAGTTTTTTGAGCAATATGCGTATCTATTGCGCAAATTATACGCTAAACTAAAACCGGGACGTTTAATGTGTTGTCATACGAAGGATTTAGGAGTCTATAAAAACTCGTCAGGTTATACTGGCATGTATGATTTTACTGGAGATCACACGCGATCGGTGTTAAAAGAGGGGTTTAAATTACATTCAAAAATTACAATTTGGTGCGATCCGGTACTTGAAATGCAGCGAACAAAAACACAAAGATTGTTATACAAAACAGTTACAACCGATTCAAGTTATACGGGTATAGGGATGGCTGAATATATTACTATATTTAGGAAGTGGGATGGAAATGAAGATGATTGGGTGCCTGTTACTTCTCTAAATAAACAAAATTTTCCGCTTGATGTGTGGCAAAAATGGGCATCTCCCGTATGGATGGACATACAAAGAACGGATGTTTTAAACGGTAAGGAAGGTACCGATCTTGGCGACGAAAAGCATATCGCACCTTTGCAATTAGAAGTAATTCATAGACTGGTAAACCTTTGGAGTAATAAAGGGGAAACTGTTTTTACGCCATTTTTAGGTATTGGCTCTGAATGTTATATGGCATTAAAAAATGGCCGAAAAGCTATTGGTATCGAACTAAAAGATAGCTATTTTAAAACAGCTATCAAAAACTGCTCAAAAGCAATTGAGGAACAAAAACAAGGCGTTTTATTTTAAAATATAATCAAATGATGGAATGTTTGCCAACTACCGACTATTTCACGGACGGTTTGACATTTTACTACCGCGTAACCCGTGACGCTTTCGGGGTGGTAAGAATGGAACAACTTACAAAAGACGGCACATTTTACCAACTATTGCCGGGGAATCTGTCAGAGGATTACAGTTACCGGGAATCGGTTTGTAAACACCCGCTTCCGGAGATTAAATGGTATAGAGCGCAAAACCGGCTACTAGATCGGATAGAAAAAAACAGCCGACACGGCATTAATTAACAGGCCCGCCGCTTCGGCGGTGGGCTTTAAATTTTAAACATGGCAAAAGAAGCAAACTACTTTTCGCACGATTACAACGCCCGGAACGACATTAAATTATTGAAATTACGCCGGAAATACGGCATGGCCGGGGTCGGTGCTTATTGGTGCCTTATTGAGATGTTATATGAAGAAGGCGGAAGTATAGAACTGTCAGACCTTGACCTAATTGCGGAAGAGTTAAAAGTATCGGAAGAACTGGCACGGTATATCGTTGAAAAATCCGGATTATTCGAAACAAACGAAACGCATTTTTTGTCTGAATCTGTAAATAGGCGGATGGGGAAGCGATTAGAAAAAGCCAATTTAGCAAGGAGTAAAGCCCTTAACAGATGGAGCAATGCACACAGCAATGCAGCTAGCAATGCAGCGTGCAATGCAGCGTGCAATGCAGACAGTAATGCAGACTGCAATGCAGACAGCAATGCAGCGTGCAATGCTATAAAGGAAAGAAAAGAAAAAGAAATAAAAGAAAGAAAAGAAATAAAAGAAAGAAAATATACACCGCCCACAATTGATGAAGTGGCAAATTTTTTTACTGAAAAAGGGTTTTCGGAATCAGCAGGGCGAAAAGCATGGGAGTACTACAACGCGAACGAATGGAAAGACCGTGACGGCAAACCGGTGAAAAACTGGAAACAAAAAATGGTTGGGGTTTGGTTCAAAGACGAAAACCGGGCACAGCCGAAAAGAATGATTTTATGAGTTTTCACAATTACGGGATAAAAGTGCCACATGGGGCAACCGGGAACGTAAAGACAATCTGCCCGCAATGCACTCCGCACAACCGTAGCCCGAAAAACCGAAACAGTAAAGATTTGTCGGTAAATGTTTCGGAGGGCGTGTGGAACTGCCACAATTGCGGCTGGACTGGAGCACTCCCAAAGACGGGGCCGAAAAAAGAATACGTTAAGCCCGTGGCCCGGCTGGAAAAGTTAGGCGCAAAGGCGATGGCTTTTTTTGAATCCCGTGGCATAAGCAACAACACGCTACTACGGTTCAACGTGACCGAAGCGGTCGAATGGATGCCACAGCACGGCAAAGAGGTGCCCGTAATTTGTTTCAACTACTACCGGGGCACGGAATTAGTAAATATCAAATTTCGGGGGCCGGAAAAATCGTTTAAGTTGGCAAAGGATGCAGAGCTAATCTTTTACAACCTGCCTGCGATCGAAAATGAAAAGACGGTAGTTATCGTTGAAGGCGAAATAGATGCTTTGAGTTTGTATGAATCGAAAGTGTACCCGGTGGTATCGGTTCCGAACGGTGCAAGCAAGGGAAACCAAAAGCTGGAATATCTTGACAACTGCTGGCAGGCATTCGAGGGCGCGGAAAAAATTGTTTTGTGTGTTGACAATGACGAACCCGGCGAAGCACTAAAGCAGGAGCTAGCCCGCCGGCTAGGGAAAGACCGGTGCTATACCGTGACCTATCCCGAAAACTGTAAAGACGCGAACGAGGTGCTAATAAAGCACGGGCCGGAAGCGGTAAAGTCCATTATTGACGGGGCGCAATTGTGGCCACTGGAGGGCGTGGTAACGATGGATGAGATGTATGACACCGTGTGCGACTATTTTCTAAACGGATACCCAAAAGGGGATGCGGCCGGTATTGTAGGGTTTGATGAGCTGCTAACTTTTCAAGGGGGACAGTTGACAATGATAACCGGCATACCCGGGAGCGGGAAGGATGAGTTTGCGAACTACGTCATGTGTCAGCTTGCAAAGTTGCACGGATGGAGTTGGGGAGTTGTTGGGATGGAGGAGCCGCCTACGGTTACGGTCACTAAGCTTCAAGAAAAACTAACTGGGAAGGCTTTCGGCTTTAGAAAAAACCCGGATAGTCGGATAAGCACTTCGGAGTTTGAATGGTCAGTAGTGATGGTTGACAAGTATTTCCACTTTGTGAACGTGAACACCGTTGAGGTCACAATGGATGGGATTATTGACAAGCTTCGCGAGTTGGTCTTAAGGCACGGCATTCGGGGTGCGATTATCAACCCGTGGAACTGTTTGGAACATAAGATACCGCCCGGGTATTCGGAAACGCAATATGTCAGCGAAACGCTAAATACTTTGATAAACTTTTTAACGAGATACAACCTGCATGTGTTCCTAATTGCCCACCCGACGAAGATTCAAAAGGACAAAGGAACCGGGAAATATGACGTTCCGACCCTTTACAGTATTTCAGGCTCGGCGCACTTTTTCAACAAAACGCACAACGGGCTTTGTGTTTGGCGGGACTTCGAAACCGGGGAGGTCACGGTTTACGTCCAAAAGGTCAAATGGAGCTGGCTCGGGAAGGTTGGTTATACCTCGTTTATATTCAATCCTGAAACGCGGCAGTATGTCGCAAATGCCCCCGATCCGTTTTGAGGCCATTTAGAGGCTAAAATTTCGCCTTAAATGTCTTTAGTAATGTGTTGATATTAAAAATAAAAAAGACGGCCTAAAAACGGCCTTAAAATCAAAAACTAAAAAACATGAAAAAGGTTCCTGAAAAATTTAAAAAAAACGGATTTACTTACAATATGCTTTTTAAAGAGGGAAGAATAAGAATTTATGAGGTCATATTGGACGGGGTCAGGCAATGCTATGAGGTTGTAAGAATTAAGCAAAAAAATAATGAAGGGAATTTTGAGAAAGACCCTGCCTGCGAAGTTTACCCTTCGGCGTTCGAATGGGGCGTAAATGGGTTTACAACAACGAATTATGAGCGCGCTTTAGAGCTGGCAAAGGCAATGATAAAAACCGATGAGAATGAAAAAGAAAGCCACTAAGGTAGTGCCGATCCCAAAGCTGAAAGCAAAGGCACAGGAATTGTGTAATAAGTACATACGACTACGGGACGCGGGAAAGCCGTGTATATCTTGTGGATCGGACAAAGCCAATCAAGCGGGGCACTTTATCGCGGTAAATCAGAGTTCTTTTTTGCGGTTTGAAGAAAGTAACATACATTTACAATGTTCTTACTGTAACTGCCACTTACACGGGAACCAGATAGCCTACCGATTGAACCTAATTAAGAAGATCGGAGAGGCCGAAGTAAACCGGTTAGAAGCAGACTATATGGCAAACAAAGTCTACAAATGGACACGCGAAGAGCTAGAACAGATTATTGAACACTACAAAGAAAAAATAAGCACACATGAAACTTAAAAAACAAAAACTTGAAAATAAGCACTTAACCGCAAATGACGCAAAACCTGTGTTAGCAGTAGTGCCAAAGTGTAGCCATTTTTGGAAGATGGTAACTAAAAATTATTACAAATGTGGTTGGTGCGATGAAAGGCATTACTGCTAACGGTTTGCAGATTGGCGGTCGTTTTAATGCCGCCAATGTGCTGTTATGTATCAGTTTAATTTTTAAAAAATAGCGATGGGAAAAGTTTTAGTAGCCTGAGAAGTAATATCAACTTTATCGCTTGTCTTAGCTGATGAATTTTTTGGATGCAAATATTACTATTTAAAAAATGACTGGGTAACAATTGAGTTATGAAAAGCAACAAAGACATAATATACCAATACCTGCCAGATGGCGGGTATGGTGGTTTAAATCAATATAATGAAAACAAAGTTTTAAGAATGATTGAACAGGCTATAAAACTTGATAGATTAAAAGATGGAAGATTTACCGTTGAAGATATGATTTTGTTTGCAAAGGCTCACGGTGCAACCTGTAATGAAAACGATTTAAACCATTGGGTAAATGAAGCAAAATACTAAAGGAGGGAAGCGTGTCGGCTCAGGTCGCAAAAAGGCAAACTACCAAACCAAAACAATTGCTTTTCGTGTCCGTGTCGAATGGGTGGAAGTCATAAGGCCAATGGTAAAATCTAAGGTTGCGGAGTTGTCGCAAAATAGCAGCTAACGTTTGGGCGGTTGGCGCAGTGCGAATACTAACAACTAAAATAAGTTGAAATGCAAACACAAAACAAAGATTTAGATTACTACCGCAAAAATGCGGAAGAAGATTATTTGACAACACCCATAAGTGTATTGAGGTATATTTCTGAGATGGAAGCAGCATTGCGCCAACCGCATGTTAGCGGTTCGTTGCCGCTTGTCAGCCGAGACGAGTTAATCAGATTATTAGAAGATAAACGAATTTGCCATTTTAGCAATTTACACCCTGATATTTATTATTTAAGCCGAAAAGATACTGCTGATGAGTTGCTTGATAAATATGTTATTCAAAAGCGGCAATGACCGCTAACGTTTTGCGGCTTTGTGTCAGGCTGCGAAGCGTTGGTTTGTGTGTCGGGCAGCTTGCACAAAACCGCTGTTATAAGCTGGCTGCGGTTGGTTGGCACAAAACTAAAATTGGAACACGAAACCTTTTTTAATTAAAATTTTTGAAGCGTTGGAAAAAGAGAAAATAAAAATATTGAACTTGTATTGTGGCATTGGTGGAAACCGAGAGCTTTGGGGCGATGAATACGAAATTACAGCCGTAGAAATTAATCCTAAAGTTGCTGCCGAATATCAAAGAAGATACACAAATGATATTGTAATTGTAGCAGACGCACACGAATACTTATTGCATAATTACAAGCGGTTTAATATCATTTGGAGCTCGCTTCCTTGCCCAACTCATAGCCGAACAAATTACTTTACACAAGCAATAAGAAAAGTGCCTACATACCCTGATATGAAATTGTGGCAAGAGATTATATTCTTAAACCAATTTTTCAAGGGCTTATGGATGGTTGAAAATGTGATACCATTTTACGAACCATTTTTGCCACAATACACTAAAATTGGCAGGCACTTTATTTGGAGCAACTTTAGAATACCTGTAATTGAAATGCCTAAAAACGAGATAGGAACGATGATGAAACAGTATGTAGGAACTGGCAAACATGCCCACGATAAAAGTTTAGAAGATAGAAACGCTGTTAATTCAGAGTTAGGACTTCACATTCTTAATTGTGCGGTTGGAAAAATTTTAATTAAAAAAGATTATGAGCAGGTCGGTTTATTCGGAGAGCTTCCGTAGCAGCTTGCTTATAACGTTCTCCCGCTTGCCGATGTGCGGGATTTAAACACGGCACTTGTCAATGTGGTAATGTCGCCCGCATATTGGCAAGCGGTTGTTGGGCGCAGTTTTTAAACATGATTACAAACGAAGAATATCAAAAAGCGTTGCAAATTGTAAAACAATACAGGGAACAATGCATTTCTGTAATTGCAGAAATAGATAAAAACACAGATAAATACTTTGAATTAAGAAACACAAAGCTCGCAGACACTTTTGTAACGGGTTTATCAGTTAGAGCATTAAATGTGTTGTTTTTTAATAATTTTAATCTTAATCAATTTGATAGTATTGTTAAAGACTTAGCAAATGTTTCACGAGAGGAATTAATAAAATGCAGAAATCTTGGCAAAAAATCACTTACAGAAATTGATGAACTATGTAAAAGAGCCAATGTTATGATGCGTCCGTAAAATTGCGCCCAACGCGCCGCTTTACGCATAAACCGCACCCGGCGGAACCGGGTAGTAAAAAATAATACACATGAGCTTTAAACAACTAACTCCCGAAGAGATTGAATTTGTTCGGCAAAACTTAGATATGCCCCGAAAAGAGCTGGCTAAAAAGCTAGGAATTTCGCACGCCGGATTAAACAACCGAATAGGGCGCATGGGATTAACGCAACCGCAAAAGCGTTTTACCGCCGAAGAGATTAAAATAATATCTGAAAACCTAGACGCGCCCCGGAAACAGTTGGCCGAAAAACTGGGCATTACAGTAGACAGTCTGTGCAATAAGATCAGAAAGTTGAAGTTCAACCGCACCCGCGAACAATTTGCAGAAGCGCGGAAAAAGCTGACCCCGGAGCAAATGGACTGGATACGCGAAAATTCCGGTTTGCCTTTCCGAATAATGGCGGAGCATTTAGGCGTAGGTCCTGAAACGGCACGCTCCTACTTTATGCGCATGGGTCTAAAGAGGACGCCGGAACAACTTAAGGCTAATCTCAAACGCCCAAAGGGAGCGGACAGCTACCCCTACTTTAAAGATATTGTCGACAAAAAAGGAATCCTATGCCGGTATATCTTTCTTTCATCGAGGTTACGGAAAAAGTACATTAACTACCTATTTGAGCAGGCAGGGAATCCCGTTCCACAATGCGCCGCAGCCTATCCGAAGGACGGGGACTATTTCAATTTTGATTTAGAAAACTGGTATGTAAAGTGGAACAACGCGAAAAGCAAGACAAACAAACCGAGTAAGGTTATTAAGGTGGCCAAGCCCGAAAAGCAACCTAAAGCGGAAAAAGCCCCTAAAATTACCGTTACGGTACATAAACCCCGGCCAATTACTATTAACACTAAACCGCCAAAGATCACCCCGAAAATTTATGCTACCCGTAAGATCGACCCGGCAAGCATTACCCGCGTGAAAATCGACCGGCATACATGGATTGAGGTTCCCAAAGGAACATGCCCCGAAAAAGCAAAAGCGGACTACTTAAGCCGTTTGGACAGCTTACGGCAAAAAATTAAAATGGTAAAGGGATGACAATAGATATTCCGGATGAGCTTCAGCAAAAATGGAAAGATAAAGGCAATAACGAAACGTCCGATCAGTACGGCTACCGTATTTACTACCGGGAAGGGAAATACAGGCTTTACGAAAATGGCAGTTATAGACTTTCCACGAACACTATGGACAGCGCAAAGGCAATAGCGGCTATTTTATTACACGATAAAGTAAATGAAAAACTAAAATGAAACTAAGCAAAACGCAAAAGCAGATAGTCGAACTACTTTCAGAGGGATTTACACAAAAAGAGATCAGTAAACAACTAAACAAGTCACCGAACACTATTTGCACCCACCTGCTACGGGCAAGGGGCGCAAACGGATGCAGGACAGTAGCGGAGTTAATAGGAGAGTATGTTAGTAATAAATTGACACCCAATAAAACATAAGTAGTTTTATTTTTACGCAACGCCGCGACCGTTGCTAACCTTTGAAAAAATAATTACTGACCTATATTGTTCGCGCGAAGTGTGCGAACTGATGGAGTATTTGCCGCCATCAATCCGGGAGGACGCGAAGCAGTACGTTTTTGAGGAGTTATTGAACCGGGAAAGAAAGTCCCCCGGATGGCTGGCAGACCTTCATGAAAGAGGCAGTTTAAGGCACTATGTGGCCCGTATGGTATTTAACATCAGATACAACCCGAAGCACGCCTTCCATAAGCACTATGGCCTACAAAGTGGCATCGACTCAACGGACGAACTGCTAAGCCGGGGCCGAACGCCTTACGCATTCACTTCGGATGAAGCCTACGAATTAGCGGCAATGGATTGCAGCGAACGTGTGGAAGCTTTGTACTGGTACTATGCAGAACTTTTGAAACTCAGATCAGAGTGCAAAAGCGACCGGGAACTAGCCCGCCAAATTGGCCTTCCACGGTCAACGGTTCAAGATGGCCTAAATAAGGGCCGGGAACTAATAAAAAAAATGATGCGAATATCGCCGAACGAATGACACTAGCCATACCGATATTATCCGCCTGCCTATCTTTTGCCCTTGTAAATGTCTTACAATGGCATTACCGGCTAAACCTGCCTAAAAAGCCGTTTGGGTGCGTCCCGTGTCTTTCTGGGTGGTTAACCATACCGCTAACCATTTTTACAGGCTTGCCCCTTATTTATATCCCGTATATCATGGCAGGCGGTATGATAACCGGCATTCTGTTAAACGAAAAACTACTAAAATGAAACCCGAAAACCTTGCATTTTGCGAACGGTTTCGCCAAAAGGTCGAAGAGTATCGCGCAATTCAAACTATCCCACACATATCTATTGAAGATCGGCGGCAACTCGAAAGCATCTACCGGGAGGAAATAGATAGACGAATTGCAGTAGATTTATTTTGCCCGGTCTGTTTTATAGATGACCTGCTTTTGCCTTTGTTTAACCACATTGACAATTTGAAAGAACTACCGTTCCCGGACTGTTTAGACGCTATCGAACCAACCGAAGAACCGTTAACAGAGCCCGAAAATAAACCTAAGCGCGGACGGAAACCGAAACAATGGCAGAACTAATTATATGTAGTATTTCGGCACTATTTGCAGCCGCATTAATTTTGCGGAGCGCATTAAACCCGGACGAAGAAACGTAACCTATGGCAAAGAAAGGAAGACCCCGGAACATAGAAAGCCCCGCTATCATGTGGGAGCTTTTTACTAAATATAGGGAGTGGGTAAAGGCTAACCCGATCAAAGTGCATGACTTTGTAGGTAAAGATGGACAGGAAGTTTACCGGCTAAAAGAACGTCCGCTAACTATTGAAGGCTTTGAAAACTATGTTTTTGACGCTGGAATTACTAGCTACTTATGGGATTATTTCAGCAACCGAAACGGGAAATATAGCGAATTTTCCGATATCTCCCGCACAATACGCCGTAAGATTAGGGAAGATCAGATCGAAGGCGGCATGGCTGGCATTTACAATCCATCAATTACGCAACGATTAAACAACCTGAAAGAGCAGACTGAAGAAACTGGAAGCAGAGAGGTTAAGGTTGTGGTAAGCTATTCAGACAAACCGAAGCCGACAGAGGATTGAGCAGGGAAATTAACATAACACTTAACAGACCCCATGCGGGGCAGGAGCGGGTGCTAAATGAGGCACGCCGCTTCAATGTGTTGTGTTGTGGTCGCCGCTTCGGTAAGTCCGCCCTAGCCGTTAACCTGCTGGCAGAGATGGCCCTAGGTGGGCACCCGGCGGGATATTTTACCCCTACTTACAAACTACTGGACGGCACCTATACCGAATGTGTAACGGCATTAAGTCCGCTAATTGCCCGTAAGAATGAGCATCAGTTTATAGAACTAATAACCGGGGGACGGATAGAATTTTGGACGCTGGAAAATGAACTGGCCGGACGTTCCCGGAAATACAAGCGGGTAATAGTCGATGAGGCTGCATTTACCAAAGACCTATTAAAGCGTTGGAATGAGGCTATCCGTCCGACCCTAACCGATTTAAAGGGGGACGGCTGGTTTATGTCCACCCCAAAGGGGAAGAATGACTTTTTCCGCTTTTTCAACAAGGCGAACGACGATGCGCGCTGGGCTGCATGGCAGATGCCCACAAGCACTAACCCGTACATTGATCCGGAGGAGATTGAAGATGCGCGGCATGACTTACCCGAATTGGCGTTTAGTCAGGAATATCTAGCAGAGTTCAACGACAACGTAGCAAACCCGTTCGGGCACGCCTATATCCAACAGTGCACCTATCCGCTTTCCAATCTTCCCGCCGTTTGTTACGGTGTGGACTTAGCGAAGTCCTTTGACTTTACCGTAATTATTGGGCTGGATAAAAACGGTTCCGTGTGCCACTTTGATCGCTTCCAGATGGATTGGCGAAGCACTACCCGTAAGATATTGGATTTGCCCGCTGTTTCTATTGCGATTGATTCGACTGGTGTAGGTGACCCGATTGGGGAAGATATTGCCCGCCAACGCCCGGTGGAACTGTTTAAGTTCACGTCACAAAGCAAGCAACAGATAATGGAGGGGCTGGCTGTTGCGATTCAAAAAAGGGAGGTGACATTCCCGGCGGGGCCGATTGTAACCGAACTGGAGAATTTTGAATATGAATATACCCGCACCGGGGTAAGGTACACCGCTCCGCCGGGGCTGCATGATGATTGCGTGTGTGCTTTGGCAATGGCTTACGATCTTTTCCGAAAAGTGGGAAAATACACCGGCACTTATAGTTATATCTAGTGAATGACTTGAGCTTATCGGATGTGGCTAAGCTATTGCCTAGGGGCGGCGAGTGGTGGCTAATGTCAGTCGATGGGCTGTGCCTTACCTTTTACAGCTCTAATTCATGGCACACATACTTTTTTCACGTTAATGAGTTTTCAAGCATTCCGAAACTTCCAGCAACGATTGAAACCCTTATAGCCGCTACGGACGAAAGCCGCGCCTTTGGAATTGGGGTGCAATAAAAACCAAACCCGCCAAAGAGCACACTATAATTTATGCTCAATTGGCGGACATTAACAGTAAGGCAATATCAGCACATATCTGCTATTTTGCAGGGGCCAGAGGACGAAGTTGATAAACTCGTGTCTTTAGTGGCCCTTTTGCACAATAAGACCCTTTCGCAGGTCGATAACATGCCCACTAAAAAATTTAGTAAGCTGGCAGCGAAAGTGTACCCCTTTATGCTTTCGATCCCAAAAGTGGAACCGCGGGCAAGTTTAAAGGTAAAAGGCCGTCGATTTATTCCAATTTTCGACATTGGCCGGATGCGCTTCGGACAGTATTGCGAAGCTATGACCTTTCTAAAATCCGACGAAATAGGGTCCGTTCCTATTGAACGCTTGCACTTATTGGGAGCTTCGATTTTACAGCCTTTTGATTGGTTTAGACTGCGCCCTAACCCATCCGGTGAAGATTGGGGCCGGGAACATGAAAGGCGGGCTAATATGCTGCTGGATGCGCCGTTTCTCAAACTTTATGTCTATGTGGTATCGTTCATGGTATCAATTGCCCGCTTTCATGCCCGGTGGAAAGGGCTGCTTTACTTGCCTGAAACCGAAGAAGAAGCTAAAGAGATGCTGGAAAATATCGACCCTTTCCATGACCGATATGGATGGCAGTACAATGCAAAGCTAATTGCGGAGGAAAGAGGTATCGACCCTGAAGATGTTTGGGATATGTCAACGGCTCAGGCGTTTAGCTATTTGGATTTTATTAAGGCGAAAAACGAAAAGTTAGCAGCAGATGCGAAGAAGCATATCACAGGGGGCAACAGAGGCCGTTACTAGTGGTTTTCTCGATCTAGTAGGGAATGACCGCGCCGGAATGAGCGAGGTAATAAGCCTTTCTTCCGTCGAAGATGCTTTAGCGCGTTTAGCATTCGAGTGGATAGAATTGGCGCGAACAAACTTAGACGCGTCACAACGGGTATCGACGGGCAATCTTTCAGATTCGATTGTTGCCTCAAAGGTGCAAGTATTTGGGAAAACGTATTTGGTAGAGATCAAATTAAATAGCTACTATCAATTCGTTGACAAAGGTGTGAAAGGATGGAAGGAGGCGAACAAGGCACCAAACTCACCGTATCAATTTAAGCGCACCCCGGCCGGACAAAAAATGATGCTGGCTATTCGGGATTGGATGCTAAGGGAGGGCCTGAAAGGTAGGGCGCGTGAAAACAGTTCCCGACAGGCTTCGCTAAGAGATCAGCGGCGGGCATCCATGCGGGACGCTACAACTTCGGCGGCCTATGCTATGGCAAATAAGATAAAGCAGGTAGGTACTTCGCCATCCTACTTTTGGACAAATACAGCTGACGAAATGCGCAAACGAATACGGCAGGAACTAGGGAAGGCATTAAAAACTAATATCATTGAAATTGTAACGAAATGAGCTTTGACGTATATAGGTTAACAAATTCAGGGTCATCTATACATAACCCTATCATTTGGGCAATAGATAGCAGCAAGGCGGACACGCCTTTAACGTATCCCAACTTTAAATATGTGCTCGATATTTATATCGACGGGAATTTAGTGCAACGGCTGAAAACGGTTCCACGGCCTACGGATAAGCTAGGGATATTCGATATTAGCCCGGTCATTCGAAACTACATTAGCTGCCAACTTTTGCCGCTGAATGACTTTCAGGCTATGAACATTAGTGACGGTGCATTTAGGTTGACGTTAACGGTAAAATGTGGCGAAGAGTACGGATACACTGTCTATCCCGATATTACGACAAATGAGGTATTTTACCACAACACCTACACGGAGCAACCAGTAAACGGCACGCCCGTAATTAACGCATACCGAAATAAGGTGGCATCAAATAGACCTACTTTATCTAAGGTTAGGTTTGAGGACCCGCGTTTCTTTATCCCATTTTTCAACTTTGATCTAGTAGATACGGATATTGAATTAAAGATATACAATAAGAATATGACCGTAGCCGATACGCAACAGATCGGAGGGGCCTTAGGTACGCCTGAAATGGTTATATTTAATTGTTGCCCTTCGATAGTTAATGCAACGGCGCCGGGTGTAAATATCGACCCTGCAACACATTGGGGCTATTCATTGGAGTTTAATAATAACGGGGTATTATATTACTTTGAGCTAGTGTGTGAGAAAATACACACCCCGTATGTGATCCATTTTCTAAATCAATACGGCGGCTATGAAACGGTGCCTTTCAGAAAACTTTCGCGAAAAACGGAAGATATTACCCGCAAAACATACAGCCAAAAGAATTACGAAGTCGTTAATAAAATGGGGGTAACGTCCTTAGTTTATTCTGAAAACAATGTAGTAAATAATCCACAGCCTACCTATGCCACAAACTACCGGGAAAAGTTGCGGGTAACTACCGACCTATTGACGGATGCGGAGTATGTTTGGTTACGGCAACTGTTAGTTAGCCCGGAAGTGTATTTGGAAAAAGATGGCTACATGTACCCCGTGACGATTACGAATACCAACTATGAGGAGCGCAAATATGTAAACGACCGCTTTACTTCGCTGTCCCTCGACCTTGATTTCGGAATTACCCTAAATGCACAGTACCGATGATTGAACTATACATGGAGGGGCAACCCCTTGACGTTGATAAGGGTTTTAGCACGTTGATCACTTATGCCGTCGACGATATTCGTGAGCCGGGGGAGCGGTCAACGTCTTTCAGCAAGACCCTTATTTTACCCGGCACAGCCCGCAATAATAAAGCGTTTGGCACGGCGTTTATGCCATCATCGGCTAATAATTATAGCGATTTAGTTTCAAATTTCGGAGCCAATTACAACGCGGCAAAGGGTGCGGACTGTATTGTCTTTGCTGATGGGATGCAAGTGCTTAAGGGTGTGCTTCGGTTGCTTCGCGTTATTGAAGATAACGGACGCTATGAATATGAAGTAGCTTTGTTTGGTGAGTTGTCAGGCTTTGTCAATATAGTAGGCGCAAAGAAGCTAAATGAGTTGGACTGGAGCTGGGAAACGGATAACTATCTGAAACCGTGGACATGGGCAAGTGTTGACCAATCTTGGACGGACTGGCAGACGGCACCGGGTACGGGCGTGTTATATCCTTTAATTGATTACGGCACCGGTTCGGTTAATAAACATGACTGGCAATTTAAACCGACATTCAAACCGGCCCTTTATGTTTATGACTATATCCGGCGAATTTTTCGCGATGCTGGCTACTCTTTTAATTGCGACCTTTTTGAAACGGAAAGGTTTAAACGGTTAATTATTCCAAACAATAAAAAGGTAGTAGGTATTAATACGGAAGTGTTGATCGACACAAACGCCCTTGTTTTGCCTACCGTTAATTTTTTGGACATACTTACGCCCGGCCCGGAATATATCCGGGGCACAGGTCGATTTGGTTTGTTTACGCCCGTTATTGCAACGGGGGAATATGAATACATAAGCACCCGTGTTCAGGATATTCGCGTGCAAGTTAGGTTAGGTATTGAGTGGGATAGCGTCGCTGGTATTTACGTATCCCTCATGCACAATGGGGTAGAAAAGCAACAGATCATTTTCACTACCGATTTAACCGGAAATATACCGTTATTGACCTTTGAAAGCCTTCCTTTTGAGATTATTCAAAATGACACTATCGGGATTGAAGTAGGTTTTCAATCCCCGCCAAATGCGGATAGCTTTGTCAAGATTTTGCAAATGAACCTTACGGCAACGTCCGACTATAACCAATTAGTACCGATCAATTACGGGGACGATATTGTAATTAGGGATATTGTGCCTTCGGGGTATTTACAATTGGATTTTCTTTCTTCCATTTTAAAGCTGTTTAATCTTTACATGGTTGAGGATAGATTTAACGACAAACTATTCCATATTGCGCCCTACGTAGATTTTTATTCAACGGATAGCAGTAACGCCGTTGATTGGACGTATAAAGTAGACCGAAGTAGGCCGATGGTTTACACTCCGATGAGTGAACTAAACGCCCGCTACTATGAGTTTAACTATGACACGGATAATGACTTTTACAGCGAAGAATATCGGAAGCGATATAATCAGTCATACGGCGGCTATATCTTCGATAGTGAGTTTCAATTTTCAAAGGCAAAGCAGGAAGTTAAATTAATCTTTTGCGGCACTCCTTTGGTCGGGTACGCAAACCAAGAAAAAGTTTATAGCACTATTTTTAAGCGCAACGGAACAACAGAGGAACAAATAGACAGCAAGATTAGAATTTTGCAAACAAAGTATATAGATGAAATAAACAACTGGCAGGTACTTAACAATAACGCGACCCTTGCAAACCCCGGCTATTATATGTATGCCGGACACTTAGACGATCCCGATATTCCGACAAATGATTTGAATTTCGGCGTACCCCGTGAATTGTTTTTTAACCTGCAAGCCGGGGTATTGAATGTAAATCAATTTAATGTCTATTGGAGCCCGTACATGGCAGAGATAACGGATAAAGACAGTAAGCTACTTACTTGCCATGTTCGGTTAACGCAAAGGGATATTTCGGAATTAGATTTCAGCAAGTATGTGTATGTGGACGGTGTGGCCTATCGACTGAAAAAGATTGAGGACTACAATGCTACGGAGCCGGATATTTGCAAAATTGAACTTCTCAAGGTCATAAATACCCTATACTAAAGCCAACTACCTTAATCCGCACACTATACAGCGAAGGCAACCCCTTCGCTTTTTTTATGGCAGAAGAAATCATTTTAGGCGGGAAAATACAATTTGACACAGGACAGGCGACGCAATCTGTTAAGAGCTGGAAAAGCGAGATTAAAGCAGCTAAGCAGGAACTAAAAGCGGCGGCGGATACATACGGTGAACTATCAACACAAGCGATAGCAGCGGCCCGGAAAGTAGCGGAACTAAATGACGCTATGGGCGATCAACAGGCCCTAATTGACAAACTTAATCCCGATGCAAAGTTTGCCGCCTTAGCACAGGGTGTGCAGGGAGCCGTAGGTGCGTTTTCAGCCTTGACGGGGGCTATGGCCGCTTTCGGGGTCGATAGTGAAAACCTAGAAAAGACCCTTGTAAAGGTGCAAGGCGCTATGGCAATGACACAAGGGATTAACTCCCTGATGGAGGCTAAAGATGGATTAAAGCAGATGGGCGCAATTGTTGGCGGCCAATTGCTAAAAGCCTTCCACGCTTTAAAGGCCGCCATCGGTGCTACCGGTATCGGCTTGTTGGTTATTGCTTTGGGAACAATAGTAGCGTATTGGGATAAGATTAAGGGAGCCGTAACGGGATACAATCCGGAGGCGCAAAAGGCTTTGGATATTGCCACTAAGCACAGGAAAGCCGAAGAGGATAAACTAGCTGATCTAATACTACAGGAAAACCAACTAAAGCTACAGGGCAAAAGCGAAAAGGAAATCCTACAAATGAAAATTGCCCAAACGGCAGCAGTAGTTAATGCCCGAAAAGAAGAAATGCTAAAGCAGCAAGAAACTTTTAAAGGGCAAATAGAGGCGGAAAAAAGGAATAAAGATATTTTAGCAGGCATCTTAAAATTTACAACGATGCCGCTACAATTGCTAGTAGATGGCATTAGTAAGGTTGCATCTGTTTTTGGTAAAGAATTTAAGTTTGATATTGCCAAAAGTTTGGCCGGGATGGTATTTGATCCTGATGAGGCGCGCGAAAAACAAAAGGCAACGTTAGATGCGATGGCAAAAGGCATTAAGGAAATGGAAAGCCAGCAGGCCGGGTTAATGCTTTCATTACAGGCCATGGACAAACAGGAATCCGATGCCGCCAAAACAAAGAGAGATGAAGAAATAAAAAGGCAAAAGGAGTACTATGCAGAGATCGACCGGCTGGCAGCCGAATCATTTGCTAAGCGGCAAAAATTGCGCGAAGATGCAGAGAACCTAAACAGACAGTTGGAAGAAGAAAACCTTCGCCGTGTTCTTTCGTCCTCACAAATTGCGCTCCGAAACCTAGAGCAGGAATATAACCAACGGTACGCGGTATTAAGTGCAGCGGGTATGTCAACGCTTGAACTTGACAAATGGTATCAGGCGGAAAAAGAAAAAATACAGGCCGAAGAAAAAGCGCGTAAAGAGGCAGCCGATGCAGCGGAGCAGCAAAAGTTGCAGGAGGGGTACAATGCTGAACTACAGCGGCAAATAAACTTTGCCCAAACAATCATTAACAACGAATCGCTAAGCTTGGAAGCGCGGCGGCAAACCCTCGATCAATACGATCAATCGGTAAGGGAATCGACCCGGTATAGCGAGGAGGAAAGAACAGCCATTTTAGCGGCAAACGCACAGGCGCGGATGCAGTTAGATCAGGCTGAAGGACAATCACGGGCGCAAACATTGGGACAGGTAATGAATGTAATGGGGCAAGTGTCCGGCCTATTGGGACGGCAAACAGCCGTAGGAAAAGCTACCGCAATTGCCCAAACAACTATCGACACTTACCAATCCGCTACCGCTGCATTTAAGTCGATGGCGGGTATTCCTATTGTAGGTAAGATACAGGCCGTAATTGCCGCCGCTGCTGCAATCCGCAACGGTATGGCCAACGTAAAAAGAATTATGCAGGTGCAAGTACCGAACGCGGGCGGGGTATCTATGCCATCCGTACCGTCCGGCGTTCCATCTGTCACCGCCCCGGCACCGATGCAGGCACAGCCACAAGTAAGCACAACCCGACTGGATGCAGCAAGTATTAACGCGGTGGGGGATGCAACTGCTGGCCGCGCTTATGTATTAGATAGCGATGTTCGTAGTGCATCCGAAAGAAATACACGCCTAAACCGTGCTGCCCGGTTGGGCTAAACCGGCCAAACCAAAAACCTAAATACTATAAGCTATGAGCCTTCCGATTTATCAAATGGTAATAAGTCCCGACCCTGAATCTGAATTGCAGGTCGATTATGTCGCATTGGTTGACAAACCTGCGATCGAAAAGAACTTTTTAGCCTTTAATGACAAAAGATTACAGTTTACAACAGATACCGCCCGCCGGATTATTTCCGGGCCTGCGATGTTGGCCGATACGCCTATTTATCGGCGGGACGCGGAAAACGGGGAGTATCTAGTGCAATTCGACGCGGCCACAATCGAACAGATTGCCCAAAAGTTTTTTCAAAAAGGGTTTAACCAAAACTTCAACTTAATGCACGACCCTAGCCTGAAGCTGGAAGGCGTGACGGTCTTTGAATCTTTTATCGTTGACCCGTCCCGTGGCATTCAGCCGATGGCAGGTTTTGAAGATGCCCCGGCTGGCAGTTGGTTTATGTCGGCGAAGGTTAACAATGATGAGGCATGGGCATTGATTGAATCGGGAAAAGTAAAGGGCTTCAGTGTCGAAGGGGTATTTCAGTACAAAAAGCAAAAGCTTAGCAAAGCTGAAATATGGGCGCAAATTGAATCCTTAATGCTATCCCTTGCCGATTAAACCGGCCAATTTTTACCCCTTATTCACTATACCCTGAAAACTATTTATATGACAAAAATTGAAAAACTAAAAGCGGCCCTTTCCGATGTAAAGCGGATGCTGTTTGAAGAAGTTCCGGCGCCCCCGGTTCCCCCGGTTCCGGCTTATGCCCTTGCCGATGGCACGCCTATTGAAATTGACAAACTAGAAGTAGGCGGATTGGTAACTATTGCTGGTATCCCGGCCCCGGCTGGAGATCACACGCTTGCAAGCGGCGAAGTAGTAAGCACCGATGCGAACGGCATTATCACTAAGGTGATGGAGGTAGAAAGCCCCGAAATGCCCGAAGCTCCCGAAATGCCAGAGGACATGAAAAAGAAGATGCCGGACTTCGGTAAGCCGAAAGAAGTGCAAAAGTATCTGGAGCAGTTTGCCGCTTCGCCTATTCCCGGTGACGTAATGGGCAAGATGCTGACCGTGCTTTTTGAAGATCGTTTTGGCTATCAAATTCAACAGGCAAAAGCAGAAGAGGCTATCAACGCATGGAAGGAAACTTTTGCCGCCCAATCGGCTGAAATTGAAAAGCTAAAAGGCGTTAATAAGCAACTGTATGCCCTTGTTGAGCAGCTTGCTGAATTGCCCGTAGGCGAACCCGTACCCGCTAAAGGGAAAGACAATTTCCGCGCCGATGAACCGATCGTTGGTATCCGCGAAGATATTCGCGCCCTTGCTTCACTTATTTAATCAACCTAGAAAAACCCTTTAAAAATGGCATTTGATCTCAACGCACTTGCGGCCTATACGCAAGAAAACGAAAAAGAGCTGGTACTCTCTACCCTCTTTACCCCTAAGACCCTCGACATTATCCGCAAAGAGGGCACCGTGCTCACAAAGGTTAGCACCTCTATCCAACTGAATGAATTGGATACCGATGCAGTATTTCAGGCCGGCGGTGGCTGCGGCTTTAACGCATCCGGCACTACGGCTATTTCACGCCGTCTGCTGACCGTTGGTGCAATTAAGGTACATGAATCTTTGTGCCCGAAAGACCTCAAGACTAAGTACACACAACTGCTGATGTCTGAAGGTTCGCAGCCTGAAACTTTCCCCTTCGAGCAGAAATATACTGATCGCAAAGTAGCTAAGATCGGTAAGCAACTGGAAATTGCCGTATGGCAGGGTGACACCGGTAGCGGTAACGTGAACCTTAATAAGTTTGACGGTTTGGTAAAGATCATTGATGCCGCTGGCCTGAATGTAGCCAGTACTGCTTCGCCGGTTGCTGCCAACGCTCAAAAGACTACGGGAACTATTACCTCAGCCACCAACAGCACTACGGTTACGGGTGTAGGTACTAAATTCCTGCTGGAAGTTTCAGCCGGTGACAAAATCTATAGCGGTAGCGTGCTGATCGGTACCGTTACGTCGGTAGCATCTGACACGTCTTTGACGCTGACAGCCAACGCCGCCGCCGCTGTTTCCGGTGCAGCTTTTGTAGTTGTTCATGCAACTTCTAAGTTTATTGCTGCCCCGATCCTTGCATCCGCTGGTATTACTTCTTCGAATGTTCGCAGCATTATGACGGGCGTTTGGCAGTCTATTCCTGCCGACGTAAAAGGACAGGATGACGTGCGTATCTTCTGTGGATGGGATGTGTACGAAACCTATATCGGCGCATTGATTGACGCTAATCTGTTTGCCTATACCGCTGAAAGCGATAAGCAAAAGGCCGGCGAAATAATGATCCCGGGAACGATGTACAAGCTGACCGCCGTGCATGGTTTGAATGGTACTAACCGTATCTATGCAATGCGCTCGTCAAACATGGCCCTCGGAACCGATATGAACGAAGAGGAATACAAGTTTGAACTGTTCTTCGCTAAGGAAGCCGATCAGGTACGCTTTATGGCTGAATGGAAAACTGGTGTTCAGGTTTATTTCCCGAATGAGGTTGTTCAGTTCCTCGGTGCTTAATCCAATTTGTTAACCGGCCCCTTCGGGGGCCTTTACTTAAATAACTATGTCTTGTGCATTAACTCAAGGATATAACCTAGACTGCCGCGATAGCGTGGGCGGTGTTGACGTAGTGTATGTGGCTGAACTTGATGCCCTTACATTTACCGAAACAAGCGGCGCAATTTCCGCAATCGGGAAAACCCAAGGTAAGCAGTTTTACAAGTACGAACTTACCAAACAAACAGCGGACGCAACGGAAGAGGGTACCGGATCCGAAGAAAACGGTACGTATTTCTATAAGCAGACGTTCAAAATGATTTTGAATAAGCTGGCTAAGTCCGTTCGCGATGAGATTACCCTTTTGTCGAAGAACCGCCTCTGTTTGGTATGGGTTGACAAAAACGGTAACGCATGGTGCTACGGTCGTAACGGTGGCATGATGCTGACTTCGCACACCGCTAAATCGGGTGTGGCCTATGGTGATCGGAACGGCTACGAATTGAATTTTGAAGGCATGGAGCCTTACGCCGCCCAATCTGTGCAAGCTGCTGTAATTGCAACCCTGACAACACCGGGAGCATAACGGTAACTTACAACCTAAACAGCCCTGCCAATTGGTAGGGCTGTTTTATTTCCGGCCAAAAACAGAAATGGAAACACTATACAGCAAATGATCCTTTTAAATCAATCGGCAAACAATGATAGAGTAGTAGTAACGCTTTCAGAGCTTACTACTATTCCGAATGCTAACTATCTGTTTGTATTTGAAAGAGAAATGCCGGGTGAGCGTGTTGCAGTTGTTGTAACGCCTTCGGATGACGAAAGCGATGCAAAGCAGCGATATAATCAATACACATTTGATACGGCTAGTCTTTTTGCCGGAAAAACAGCCGGTAGATATGTGTACAAGATATATGAACAGGCAGGTACTTCGGAAGATGAAACCGGCCTAAATATGATTGAGCAGGGAATATGTGAAGTGTTAAGCACGGGCGGCACTTCATACGTCCAATACACGCCCGAAACAAATTATAACGCATACAATCCCGCGTAATGGAATTTACACCAATAGCATTAAAGTTTCTTGAAGTCGAAGCGCCGAAGTATAGGCGTGTAGGCGCAAAGCCTTACATACCGTTGGGGCTGTCTGATGATTGGGCCGAAAAGCTTTTAAAGTTCCGAAAGGAAAGCCCCAAACATAACGCCATTATAAATGGAAAGGTTAAATACATTTTTGGCGGCGGGATTGAAATAGAGCAACCAAACCCGGCGGGGGAAGTGTGGATAAGCAGTTGCAACAGCCGGGGCGAATCTTTGAGCGATGTGCTACGGAAAAGCATAGACGATACAGAAACATTTGGCGGATTTTACTGGCACATTATTACTGATCGGATTGGGCGTATTACGGATGTGTTTCACATGGAATGGCCGAAAATGCGCCGTGCTGCTGACCTTCAGAAATTCTATTTTAAATACGACTGGAAAGATGGGCGGGAAAAGCCGAAAGAGTTTCCTGCATTCAATCCGCGATCGAATGAAGCGCAATCGGCTATTTACTATTTCGACGAGTATAGGCCCGGATGCCCGTACTATCCCGAACCCGGCTACATGGGGGCATTAAACTGGATTGGTGCTGACTGTGAGATGGGCAAGCACACCTACACTAATAGTAAAGCGGGATTTTCGGCCTCAAAAATGCTTTCTTTCTTCAACGGCGAACCCGACGAAAGAGCCAAAAGAAAACTGGAAGAAAGGCTGCATGACAAGTACACCGGGGCCGATGGGAAAAAGATTTTTATTTCTTTCAATAATGACCCGGCGAAAAAACCGGAAATTCTAGATTTAGGTGCTTCAGACTTAACTAAAGAAGATTTTAGCGCCGTTAATAATCTGATATGCGATAATATCTATGCGGGGCATGAGATTACTTCGCCGATCTTGTTCGGGGTTAAAGAGGCGGGGCAACTTGGAGGAACAACGGAGTTAAGAAACGCCTTTGAGATTTTTAATAACACATACGTTGCCAATAAGCGGGCGCAATTTGAAGAAGTATTAAACAAGTTCGCAAAGCTGAAAGGTATTCCGTGTAAGTTTAAACTTAAGCCCGTAGAGCCGATTGGCTATGACCTTTCGGGGCAACTGGGAGCGATGCCCGTAGAATGGATAGCGGAAAAATTGGGTGTTGATTTAGAAAAATATCCGCTTGCACCCGGTGCACCCGGTGCACCCGTATACGCCGAAGGAATGGCAAATGAAGTAAATGACCATCTGAAGAACCTAACAGGACGGCAACGGGCTAACATGGATAGGATTATTCGCAAATTCAATAAAGGCGAATACACTAGGCAGCGTGCTGCATGGGAGCTTAAGACTTCGCTCGGTTTGTCCGATGAGGATATAAATACCATTTTGGGAACTCCGCAGGAGTTTAAAGAGGTGCTAAGTGAAGATCAGATAGCGCAACTATTTGCCGAACATGGAACCGATGGCGAAGACTGGGAGGTATTGCGGTCGGAAACATTTTCGACCGACAACGAATACGACATAGATATGATGGAGATGGCTATGCGCCTTTCCTTCGCGGAGGAGCAGGAGGGAGTAGTAAGCGGCGAAAGTCCGACACGCGGAACACAACCAACGCGGGAAACACCGCCTACGCGCACTATTAAGCTGCCCGATGTTAAGGTCATGTATTCTTACGAAAAAGGGCCGGGAGTTGAGGGGCCCGCTATCTTACCGACTACACGGCCTTTTTGCCGAAAGATGGTAACGCTTAACAGACTTTATACGCGGAAAGATATTGAAACAATTTCGGAACGTGTCGGGTATAGCGTATGGAATCGACGCGGCGGCTTTTGGAATCAAGGAAATGGGGTAATAACTCCCTACTGCCGGCACGTTTGGAAAATGAATTTGGTCGTTAAAAAAACAAGCTAATGAGTACCGTACTTTTTATATCCCCGGAGGTATTAAGAGAGCGAACAGCCCTACATGACAATACGGATAACAAGTTTATTTTCCCCGAAATTAAGGCGGCACAAGATCAATACATTGCCCCGATTTTAGGGACAGCTTTGTATAAAAAAATGCTGGCAATTGTTGGGGATGGCACTATTTCGTCTCCGGCAAATATCTACTATAAGGAGTTGCTAGATGACTATTTAGTGCCGTCTTTGGTTTGGTTTACTATTGCGGCCCTTCCGCTTGCAGTTAATTATCAATTGACTAATAGGGGCATGGTTCAGAAAACAACAGAAAATACCAACGCGCCTACGATGTCGGATATGTTTTCGGCAATGGATCACTATAAAAACAGGGCCGAACACTATCAAATGAAAGCTATTCGATACCTACGCCAATGGGCACCGGAACGTTTTCCCGAGTACTTAAATTGGGGTAATGGTATAGATGATATTGCGCCGGAAAGATCGGAGTTTTCTTTACCGATTTATTTAGGCGATGATATGCCCGAAAAGCCTAGACCATTCAGCGAATACTATCAAGGAAACGGCCCGCGTTAATATGCCTAAGAACATAGCAAAAAAAAGTGAGGCGGCGTTAAGAGCTGCCTTTGCAAAGAAAGAAAATGACACTAAATCAGATAATCAGCAGAATAGAGCAACTGGTATTAAGTCACCGGCAACTACACCACTTTTACTACGGAGAGGTAGTAAAGGCGCTAGATAATGGGGATATTAATTACCCGGCTGTTTTTATGGATGTAGTCCGTTCAAGTATCGACCGTGACCAACGGTTGCACACTTATTCTGTTTCGCTGACTGTATGCGATTTGGTTAGTGTGGCTGCAAATGCTTCGGGTAATGAGCAGGATGTGCAAAGTGATTTGGCTTTGATATGTGAGGACTTATTTGCGATGCTTCATTACAACGGCTGGCAGGATTGGGATGTAAGAATGACCGCGCCTATTCAATACTTTAGAGATCGGTTTGTTGACGAAGTTGGGGCCGCTGTTATGTCTTTTGATGTGTCGACAATTTACACGGCTGACCGTTGCGCTGTTCCTTCGGATTACAACTTTGTCGAAAACCATCCGGACGGCATACAGTACGACCCGCAGTATAAAGATTACAGAACATGGCCTTATGTGTACTATGGGCAAGGAACAGAGGGGCAAAGTATTACCATCGCCTCACTTGTCGGGGCTACTGTATTGTTATTGGTAAAGGGCGACAAGATACACACGCTAACAGGCGTACCTCCTGAACCGGGACAATACACACTAGATACTGCGACGGGATTACTTACGTTTGGTAGTAACATTAACGAAGGCGAACCAATTCAAATAATATACCGTAAATCATGAGAAAATTTTTAACCGTTTTTTTTCTTACGCTGGCACTTATTGCGAAGGCGCAAAATGATACAACTAAGTACTACACAACCGCTGACTACGGCTGGAAGTATAACCGTGCTTTATTCCGGCATGCTTTGGCTTTACCTACCGATACCACAGTTAATAAGGTAGAGCGGTCTATTGCTTATGTTGGCGGTAATATCTACGTTAAAAGATCGGGCGTATGGGTTGCCGTTGGTGGCAGTAGCTTAGATACTTCTTCCCTTTCTTCTCGAATTGATGCACGGGTAAAATACTCCGATACGGCTTCGATGCTTAGCCCGTACTTAAGAAGTGCGACAGCGGCGGCAACTTACCAACCTATTGGCAATTATCTGACTGGAATTGATACTACCACAATTAGTACCCGCGCTTATGCCCGTAAAGTGGGTGACAGTACATTTGCCCGTGTTCAATCGGTGGGTTATCTGACTTCAATTGACACTACTACAATTAGTACCCGTAATTATACGGTCAAGTTAGGTGACAGCACCTTTTCCCGTGTGATTGCTCAAAACTATGTAACAACGTCCGGGGCTAGATCGGCACTATCTATGACCACCACCGGCACAACCGGGGCATCAACTTACAATAATTCAACGGGCGTTATTAATGTTCCCCGCTACGA